TCATTCTTAAATTTGTGTTTATACCATTTTTGACCATCTAGCAATATTTCAAAATAATTCCCAAAATCTCCAATAACCTTAAATTCTCGTCCATCATCTAATTTTGTTATAAATGTGGCTTTTTTTGGGTCTAATTTAACATCCTCATCTTCAAATCTTCTTTGGTTTATCCATGTAGCTACGTGAGGAATAAATGTTTTATCTTTAATTTTACCTGAATAATAATTAAATATTTTAGCAAGTTGTTCAGGGTCTTGATCTTTACATTCTTTTTCGTATTTAATTTTAGCCATCTTTTTACTACCTCTCTTGTTGCTAAGACTTTCCCAAAAAATATCAAAGTTATTATTATTTTTAGGAATAGGTATAGGACTAGGTATAGGTGCCATCGTTTCGCCATTAGCACCATTCCATCTTTTAGATGCTCCTCGCTTACCTGATTCACTTTTATTTACGTAATATTTCTGTAAATATTCGTATTCTTTTGTGATTCTTTTGTGTGTAAAAATAAAATCATCGTCTTTTTTGTTAATTATAAAAAATTCTTTTAGAACTTCCATAACTCTTAGTTCACAATCTTTAGTTCTACATTGGCAAATTCTCATTGCATCTTTTTCTTTAAATGGCTTTGCGTTCTTAGTCCAAGCAAAACATAATAATCTTATATATATTCCAACTTGTTCATTAGATAGATGAACTGTTTCAGCAGTAAATGTATCTGTAAATAATGGTATTGAGGGTAGTTTCATATCATCTCCTTTGCTAGTTTAAATGGTTTTTCATATTCGTCTTTGTATAATGTTTTATAAACATTCTCTAAAAGTTCTAGTTCTGTACCCATTTGTTCTACAAATGTTTTCTTACTTCCATGAATACTAAACTTTCCTGTGTGATGATCCATACATAATGGAATGCAACACCAATCAGAACTTCTTCTTCCTATTCCTGTGTTAACTCTAATGTGATGTAATTGTGGAGGTCGCTTACAAACTAAACATCCTAATTCAGCAACTCTGTTAAGATGATCTTTTAAAATTTTAGACTTATATCTTGCCATACAATCGCTTTTCTTCCATATCTAGTTGTAACTCTCTTTCCACTATCCTCTATAAAGTTCAACACTTGAAGTTCTCTCACTCTTGCGCATACACTTGATAAGACCATATCTAGTTCATCTGCTATCTGATCGTTTGAACTTGGTTGTGTTTTTATTAGATCGTGAACTCTCTCTCTTAATGTTTTTACTTTTGGTTGTTGGATTTCAAAAGCACTTCTTGATGTTTCTGTATTGTTATGTGCCTTGTATCCAAAAAGATCATATTGTGTCATTGTTTATTCATAAGTTGTATATTTGTTTTCATCTCTGTTTGTTTATAACTTAAATATCTATCTAAATTATTATATCCATATCTTGCTTTAATTAAATTAGACTCAGCATCAGCAAGTGCATGAACTACTTTTTTATACTCATCATCTGTTCTTGCTAGGTGTTCAGCTTCAGAAGTTGTTTTTACAAATTGTTTATGTTTTAAAAAACATTTGCTGAAAGTTGCTTTCTTACCCTCGTCAAGAATAATAACTTGTTTCTCACAAGTAGCCCATTCTTTACTTAATTTGTCTAACTCTTTGTATGCTTCTTCACTAGTGTTTATGTTCATTTACATTCTCCTGTTCTATTTCATCTAATCTTTCTCTCATTTTATTTATTTCATTTTGTAATGGACTATCGTTACTTTCTAACATCTTAGCAAATATTCTTATAAAATGAGTAAGATGTAATTCGCCTATTGGAATTATTTGTTGTTTTGATTTAGAATAATAAGTCAGATTTAAGATTGAATCCATATCGCAATCAACTGCTCTATTTTCTACTAAACTTTGTATATTAACTAGACTTTTTATTTTCATATTTATCTCCTAAGGATAAAGAAGCATTTCTTCTGCTTCTTGTTCCAATTGTTTTATTTGTTGTTTTAAGTGTTTGTTTTCGTTTTGTAGATTGTGAATTATATTTTTTAAAGTATTCAAAGCAAGTTCACTTTCATCTATTTGTCTTGTTAGATCAAGACTACCTTTATCTGAAGTAGCCTTGACCTTTTTTATTAACTTAACATCCATTAGAAAGGAGCTTCTTCCATGGGTAAGTCATCATCCATCAAATCAGGTCTCTGATCTACTTGTGGAGGCTGTATTTTTTGGAATGAATTGTTTTGTTGGTATTGTTGTTGTTTTGGTTTTCCAATATAAAAAGTAATTTCACAATTTGTGTTACCATTATATTCAGTTGTTCTAACACCAATTTTAAGAGGATTTCCATTTGCTCTTTCTTGTTTGATGTCAGGACTTTTTAACCATTCTCCAAGTTTTTTTAAGAAGAACTCATCGCCATCTCCTTTAAAATCATAACTTGTCGGCTTTGCTTTATACTTGTTTTGAAATACCTTTAAAGTGATTCCCTTAAAGTTACTTTTTTTTGCGTATTGGTTTTGCATTTGCGTTTTTCCTTTTCTTGTTTGCGTTATATTCCTTAAGCTGATCGTTATAAAGTTCTAATGACTTATAACAATCTAATAGTCCAAGGAATGCTTTTGTGTGTAAAGGCTTATAAGATAAGATACGAGATTCAAAGTCATCATCGTTCTTTGGTAATCTAACTATACAAAGTTTGTTAATTTTTTTACCTGTTTGTTCCTCATAAGCATACTTGTAAGCATGAAGTTGTAAGCAATAGTTATGAAATATACCATTACTTGTTTTTATGTCTATTAAGATTAAGTTTTTACTTTTATCAGTAGCAACTATATCTAATGTTCCACAAAAACCCTTTTCTGAATACAAGAGTTTTTCAGATTCTAACAATTCAAGTTTATTAGAAATCCAAAAGTCTTTAAACTTTTTAAAACAGTTTCCGACAATCTTATCCTCAGGTTCAATGACTTTTAATCCTTTAAGCCAATCCTCAGCAAGTTTATGAACTATCGTTCCTATTCCTAAAGTTTTTTGTTGTGTTTTTTGATTAATGGCATCAGCTTCAATCATCACATCTTCTATAACATCTAAAGGAATACTTTTTTGTTCCATAGCTTGTTTGATTAATTTCTTCTGATTAAATAACTTCCAATTCCATAAACCATTGTTAGCCATCATATCTAAGACTCCAGATGTTCCTGGAACATACTGATTGTCCTTTACATATTTATGACCTGATTCGTTGAAAATTATTGTATGACCATGTTCGGTCTTATGCTCTTTGTTCGACATTTGCGTTCTCCTCTGTTGCGTTTTGTATTGCGTTTTTGTTCATTGATAATACTATACCATCAAAATAATTTGTAAACTCAGAAAGATCACATTTTATTTTCTCTACAAATATCAAAATAGAATGAAAAGGCAATCTATTTATACCATTCTCATATTTTTGAATTTGTTGAAAAGTTACACCTAACCATTTGGCAACTCTTTCTTGTGTATAGTATTTTCCAATAACATTAGATCCTCTAGTTAGTTCTTTTCTTAATCTAATTTTTTTAAATGTAAGACCAAGAACATCATAAAATATACTAATGTTTTCTTCTTGATTAAGTCCTAATTGACCTAATCTTTGTTGTATTACTTCTTCACACCTTTCAGGTGTTTTTATCTTTGTTGGTATAGTTACAATCATAACTTTTTCTCCTGTTTGTTGTTAATTAAGAACTGAATGTCCACGATTAGAAAGACATTTTCTAACTAATGCTTCATATTTCGTATCCATATTTTTACTAAATGACCAATAAGTTAAATTACTAATAAAATTGGAATTGTCTTTTCCAATCTTATCACAATGCTGTAAGTCATTAGTCAGTTCTTCTGCTTTTGCTTTGTTAAAAGTACCACTTCTTCCACTCGTATCAACTAAAGGCTTATAAGCACAGTTAGTTAGAAATAGGAGTGTAATTATTAAGTATATCTTTTTCATATTTGCGTCTCTCTTGTTTGTACTCTTTCGAGTTAGTTGCTTTTGAGTGTGGCATTATAGAATAAACATCATCAAAAAATGGGTTGTTATCTCCAAATGTCCACCCTCTCTTTTTAGAAAGTTTCGTCATAGCTTTTATTCTTCTTTCTTGAAACTTTTCTATTTTTTTTTTTCTTATTTCAAATGTCTTTCCTCTATTTTCACTTATAACATCTGAAACTCCCCATCTTGTTTGATCTACCATAATAAACCTCCTATAATAAATCCTACTACAAAACATATCCATTCTCTCCTATAATGTAGTTCAAGAACTTTCCAATCTGATTTAGATTTTCCAAAAATTAACATATTAATACTCCTCAGCTTTCATTATTGTCATTACTCGTCTTGTTACGTTTGGATCAGACTTATCAGGAGAATGACCACTATGTTTTAAATCATAATAATCTATCTTCCAAAAATAATCAGTTCCATCAACAACAACTTTTCCAAAATCATGTTCTTTGTATGGGTCATTGTCTTCATTAAAATTATTAAAGTTTCTTACTTCATTAATAATTTCATTATACTTACCAGAACTAAAGACACCTGAAGTACAAATAACTTGTCCTCCTCTAGCTTCTGTTCTTAACATATCGTTTAACTTAACGATTCTTTCAAGTTTCATTACTTCTTGTGTTTGATCTAGTACTTTTCCTAAGTCCATATATTCTCCTTAATGTAATGTTGCGTTGGTTGGTTTTTTTTTCTTAGTTGGTTTAGATAGAGTTAGTTTTGATTTACTCATAGCATCTTTCATAAGTTCCATAGCTTCTTTCTTAGTAGGTGCTACATCAAACAAACATCTAAAACATTCAAAAAATATTAAATACAAAAGGTTATGGATTCCAATATGTTTTCCATGAGTATCTAATAAACATTCTAAATGAGACTCTATATCTCTATGAGCTTTATCCATTTTTTTAATTGACATAAACTCCTCTCTGTAAAGAATTAACTTGTGTTTCTTTTTCATTTAGTTCTATTGCTAACCAATCAATCTTGTTAGATTTTTCTTCCCATTTAAGATTAATTTTTTCAATCTTTAAAACATCTTTAGCAATTTTTTTTGCCAATCTATTACTTTCAATTGAAAGTTTTTTTTCTTGTTTTAAAAGTTTATCTAATTGTTTATCTGACATTATATATCCTCTCTATTGTTTTTTTCTTTTATAAACTTCTCAACATGAGAACCCATTGAAACTTTAGGAGTAGTTTGTCTAACAGTTTTAACTTTAGGTATTAATTTTAATTCTCCAAAACCCATAAATCCAAACATTGATCTGTTATAAGTTTGAGAAAATATTTTATAGATATTTATATCTTTAGCTTTAGCCATTATATCTCCTTAACTGATTGAATGTTATTTTTTCTAAAAAACTTATCAGCCATCTTCAATGAACTTATAGTAAAGTTAAATCCTTGATCTAATAAGTCAGCTTTAACATCTTTGAATACTTCGTTCATAGATTTTTCTATAAATAAAATATTAGAAATGTTTTTAGGTTTAGATTGTTCTTTGAATGAACGATAAACTATTTTAGTTAAAGTTCTGTTATCAAAGTCTATTGTTATCTTCTTAGTCATTTGCGTTTCTCCTTGTTTGTTTTTTTTCATAACTAAGATTAGGAAATTTTCATATATAGTTCAACTAGAAAAGAACTTTTTTTTATTTACTTAAATGTGGGTTATTAACTACATATTATGCAGTTATATGTTTTGTACCAAGTTATGCAGTAAATTGTAGATTGAATTAAAAATAGTGCTTTCAATTATATGTGGTATGCATTATATTGAATTTGATCATTAGTCATTTTTTGATCGCTTTTTTTCATATAAAAAGTATATCTCTCTGTTTGGGGGTGGAGCAATCCACCCCTTTCTAATTTCTAGTTATTTCTAATCCTCTAATGTCGGTATCTTTTTTAATGCTTGTATATGTCATTTCATAATTAATTAGAAAAACATCTGATCTTTTTTTAATGTCGCTTATCATTTGATTTACTTTTGTGAAGTAAGGGTAGGTATCCACAAAGCGAAAAACCACGTAATGACCATAAGGATTATGTAATGTCTCTAATTGAAATTCAAGTTCAGTTATAACAGCATCTATTTTCATAGATGTACTATACTATTTTCTTTTGATTAATTCAGTACCTTTTATGCCATAGATTGCACCAACAACTGACACGAATAAAATTTGGAACCACATTGGAAGTTCTTGGAAATATCCAAAGAATAAATCTATTTTTACTTTAATGTCTGGATCGTCGCTAAAAACACTCCACACCAATAGAAGAATAGGAGCGGAAACAAGCAATAATACAAATTCATCTTTCCACGAATTTTGCTGATCATTCTTAATAACTTTTGTATATTCCAATTCTCCACTAGCTAACTTTTCTGCATGTTTGCTTTCAGCATCTGCCATAAGCATTTTTGTTTTTTGTCGTTGCTTATATACATGACTACCAGCATTTATTGCAAGTTTAATCGCACTTAACCACATTTTAATTCCTTTGCTAAATTACAGTAATGAATTATCTTATCATATCGTTCATTAGGATTCTCGCCTTTTTTTTGCCTCACTGCATATTTCACAATATTACCATCAATAAAGTCTAAATTATGAGAAATTATTAGCTCTATTGGTTGAATCTTGCCTTTGTAGTGTGTACCACCTATTTGAGTATCTAACGCACTCTCTGTGGCTCTATGGCCTTTTAAACGTCCTTTTTTCATACTATATCTCCTATCCAATCTCCTTTGGCATTAAGCACCATCGGTAATAACCTAGGTATGCCATTTATAATAATTGCACAACCAATAATAAACCTCGTTTTAAAATTTTTTGCGTATGCAAAAGCCATGCTTTTTTGGTTTATTAAACATCCAACATTCATGCCAAAAAATAAGTTATCAGGATTTGCCCACCAAGATATAACAAACTTCGTATGATAATGACCTTGAACGCAACTCATTCCCATTGCTTGTGAAGTCTTTAAGACATCAGCACTTCTTCCATGTGTGAAAAAACATCTTTGTCCATTAGACATAGTAAGTGTTAAATCATCAATCCACTTCCATTTTTTAGTACCTAAAAAGTCGCCATAATCTTTTAAAAATTCTTTACTCATTCCATACTTTAATGCTCGTCTATAAACTAAACTAGAATGGTTTGAATCTACTTCTGTAACTTCAGGAAATACACCCTCTAATTCTTTAATGTATTTTCTTGCTTCTTTTAGTTCGTGTCCAGCCGAATATAAATCAGGGTTAGAATCATGCATACTTATTGCGTGAAAATCTAAACTATCTCCAATGTTAACAACAGTATTTGGTTTAAATTCTTTTTTTATTTCTTTAAGGAATGCAAAGCTATCTTTGTGATGATATGGAATGTGCATATCAGATATAACTAAAATTCTAGAGTTTTTCATACAAGTATTCCTTGTATATTATTTTGATAGAAAGTAAAGAACCTGACCGATGAAGACAATTGCTATTGCTCCAACTCCATATAAAATTGTTGTTGTTAAATTATCAAATTTTTTATCTAATTTAGAATCAATCTTATCTATGTCTTGGTGCATATGTTTAAGATGATTATTTTTAATTGTGTTTATCTCTCTGCTTAAACCTTTGATATGGCCATAAAGACTAATAATATGTTCACTTGTAGTTTTAGGTACTTTGGCCATAACATTATTACATCTTTCTTTTTCTTTTACCCATTCTAGGTTTCATTTTCTTTTTTTTCTTTTTCTTATTCATTGTGTGATAAGGCATAATATTCTCCTATTAGTTAGTTAATTTTCCACCTGACCA